ATTAAAGAAAAAATTAAGAATACTTCTAATAAATGCTTACATCTCTTTTAAAATTATCGTTTTGATTAGCAAGAAATTTTACATATCTGTTAAAAACCATTTCAGTGGTATTATGTCCTAGTATATGGGCAAGTTCGTGCGGAGTTAATATCCTTTTTTTTAAAATATTTGTTGCAAATGTGTGCCTAGTAGTGTATAAATTTCTAAATTCTAAGTTTAGTTTTTTTAGTATTGGTTGCCAGTAATATTTTATTAATGCTCTTGATCCAGTGTAGGGTTTATCATATTGAGTTTTAAAAATATAATCTTTACTTTTGTTATAAATTTTATAATTTTCTAAAATTTTGTAAAGATCATCAAATATAGGAACACTCCTTATACTTCCTGTTGTTTTTGGGCTATGTTCTCCAAATTGACCCCTTGTAGATTTTATGTAAATTAATCTTTTTTCATAATCAATTAGATTAAATTTCAATGCTAAGATCTCGCCAGTTCTCATTCCTGTATAAAAAGCAATACACAAATAAAGATAAAATCTTTCATCTTTTTTCTTAGCTAATTTTAAAATTGATTTAACTTCTAAATCACTAAAAGGCTTTATTATTGGCTTAGCTGGGGGTTTAGGTTTAATATAGTGAGTTGGATTTTTAGATATTACTTCATCAAATTTAGCAAGATCAAAGATCTGATTTAAAACACTTTTATAGTCTTTTATTGTCTTATAAGTTAAAGTTTGGCTAAGAGTTGAAAGATATAGTTTTACTTCACTTACTTTTATGTTTTCAATTTCTCTATTTTTAAAAACTGCATTTATCTTTTTTGTGATATTTTTATATTTATACCGCGTTGCTGGTTTCCAGCTTGGATATCCAATTTTTAAAAACAAATTTGAATAATGATGAAATTTCATATTTAAAAATCCAAAAACATTTTTTCTTTATCAATAAATTTATTATAAAGTTCATCGCTATCACCGATATAATGATAAGTTGTTTCGCCTGTAAAATTATTTAGATCACGATCCAGCATTTCATTTTCTAAAATAGCTAATTTTACGGGATTGTTAAACTCATCATTGTAAAAGTTTGTAAGATATAAATACTCTTGCACTATTTCAAAATCACTCATAGTATAGTAATTTTTTTCTTTTACATTATCATATCTATAAAAGTGCTGAAGCTCTTTTTTACTCATTGCCATATTTCTACTAACTGATTTATTGTATTGTCTTAAATCTTTTGCTTTTGCAGTTGGTTTTTGTAGTTTTGCTTGAAGTCCATTAATGCCTATTTCTTTATCAGGTAAAACAAGCTTAACGCTTTGATTACGCTTATAAGCTACGTAATGTATAGTTTCATAAAAACCATTAATAGATACTATAATAGCGTCTATTGTAAAGTCAGTTGAGAGCATTTTTTCACCACTAGCCATTTTAAAAGGATCAGCAATTAAATCACAACTTATATAACCATTGTTATATAAATTTGTCATTTCTTCTAGATCTTGTAAAAAATCTCTTCCTTTGATTTTTCTATAAAAGTGCATGGGTAAAAGCGTTCTACTAGTTGAAAAACGCCTTATTTTATTGTAGATATACCAATAAGCTATATCGCTTAACTCTCCATTTTTTCCGTTTATAAAGGTTTTTAAAACATATTTTAAAAGATAGGCTACAACTCCGCCGATATTTCCTTTAAATTCTGTTTTTATATCTGTTTTTGTTTTAAAATATCTTTTGGCTAGTTTTACAAATCTTTCTTTATATTTACTTGGTATAAATAAAACAATATGAGCGTGACAACTACCATCTAAAAAAGGCTCATAAGTTCTTAAAAAAATCATTCTTTCTTTAAATTCTTTTTTAATATCTTTAAAAATACCGTGATTTAAAAATCTACGCCAAACATCTGTTAAATACTCCCTACTTTTTTGTATATAGTATTTATCGCCGTTAAATTTAGGATTATCAACAAGCTTATAAGTGTCTTTAGATTTTAGTTTTACTTGCTTTAAAGGTTTCAAATAGCTAGGCGGTGTAAGAGTGATAAAAATAGGTGTATCAAAGCCTTTATTTTTAGCAATTTTACGCATTGTATTAATACGGTTATATAATTCTGCGTGATATTTTTGTGGTTGAATATTTGCAGCCATAGAACAATCAAATAAGGTAACTTCATTTACTCCATCAATTTCAATGTAAGAGTTTTTTAAATAATTGATATTTTTTTCAAGCTGGTTTTTAACAATAGATCTTATTTTAGGTGTAACACCGTAAGCAAAATTTAACTTTTCAAAATGAGAATTAAAAAGGTAAAATTTGCTATCTTTTTTATAAACATTCATTTTAAATCGCCTCTATTGTGATCGTTAAAACATTAGATGATTTTTTTGTAAATTCATAACTGAAAAGATATTTTAAAAGCCAAATATCTTTTAAAATAGGTATTCCACTTCTGTATTTAAAATCGTTTTCTTGATTGATACCTGATAAAACTAATACATCACCTTTATTAAGAGTATAATTACTTCTTAATTCTTTTTTCTTTGTAACTGGAGTTAAAGAATTTTGATCTAATAAACTATCAAATACCAAATGCAGATCAAAATCTATATAATCATCAAAAATAACTGGTTTTATAGTAAGCTTTAAGCCTACATCTCTATACTCGTAAGAGTTTTGTGAGCTAGTGCCTGATTGTGTGTATTTTGAATTTGTAATCAAATATGGAATATTTTCAACAACACTAAAATAAACACTTGTATTACTTTTAGCAGTTAAAAATGGCGAACTTTTTATTTTACTTATGTTATTAGTATCTAAGAAATTTAACACTCCATAGAATTTATCTTTTTTAGATCGTATAACATTAGTAGTTAAATTATAAGGAGCAGATATTAAATTTGCAAAAAATGAAAGATCGTTTCTATCAATAACTTTTAATAAACTATTTAATTCAGTGCCTAAATTTCTAGCATTGTTAAGATCTGTTTCAAGTATTGTTATTTTAAAAGTGATCTGATCTAATTTTTTCTCATCAAGGCTATTTATTGCCTCTAAAATCTGTGAATAAATTTCATCATTTGCTAAAAATGATACTGCGTTATCTTTTGCAATATAAGTGCAATTCTTATCTAAATTTAATAAAATATCTGAAATCTCTAAGTAAGAGTTATTTTTTAATTTTACATACCTTAGTTTATCTTTTGTGATATCATCTTCAACATAACTCTTAAAACCTACAGAGTTACCACCTTTTAAATAATCTTCAAAGTCGATATACTCTTTTTCTTGCTTTGACCTATAAGGATCATAAACAAAATAAAAACCTTTCTTAGATGTTAAAAGTTTTAAGCCTTTTAATTCAAGCATTTTTTTAAATACTTCAAGGCTTGGAAGTGGTTCATTATCTTTAGTATAAAAATAAAAGCTATTTAATTCAATATCGCCACTAATTAAAATTTGGGCGTTGTTATGAACTGCTACAGCATCAGCAAAATTATAAAGGTTAATTTCGTGTTGTCTGCTAAAGCTTAAAGTTGTTAAAAGTAGAATTGTTAAAACTATCTTTTTCATTTTCGGATACTCCTTTTTTTGTTTTTAAAAAATCAAATACAGGATCTTTAAAAACATAAACATAAATTTGCATATTTTTAAAACTTGATATTTCTTTAGCGTAAACAGGATCTGAACTTAAAACGATATTTGAAACTATGTCATGAGGGTAAAATTCTTTTTCATCTTTTAAGTTGCAATATCCTTTTAAGCAGTAAAAAACATATACAAAGTTATATTTACTTTCGAAATTTAAATCTTGATTTTTTTCAACTGGTTTTAAAAAATCATTTGTAGATAAATCAGTTTGTTGATCTGATATAGCAGGTTCATTTTTAGGAACATCTTTTAAAAGAACTTTGTTTATAAAAAACTTAAAACCGATAAAAAGTAAAATAAAAATCATAATGCCAATAACTATAAGTTGTCTGATAAAGCTTTTAGTAGAAGTTTTATCGCCTGAATGATAAAGAGCAAATACTTCAGGCAGTATTGGTATATGAATACCCTTGCGATTAACTAAATCTTTATCATAAAGCTTATAACTTGAAAATTGTTGGTATCTAAATTTGTTTTTAAATAGCCTTAGTTGGGCGGGAATTGCTTTATAAAAATATTCTGCTATTGATTTATAACCTGTTGCTATAAGGCTGAAATCTTGAGTTATTAAAATGATATCTTGGTATAAATGCCTGTGATAAGTTAGCCACCATTTTAAAACTTCATCTTCTTTATCATTTAAAAAGTTATGTGCTTCATCTAAAACGATTAAAACCTGATAAAGGTCTAATTCTTTAGCTTTTTCAATAAGAAGTGTGTCATCTTTACCATCAACACTTTTATAAACTTGATATAAAATGTTTAATTTGAAATTAAAATCTATATTGTCAAATGGAATAAAGTTATCTTTTAACTCAAATTTAAACTGGTTTATATTTGTGTATAAAAACAGATATTTACTTTTTTTAGGTGCTTGTTTTTTAAAATTTAAAAAACCTTTTTTCTTTGGTTCTTCTAAAAATTCTTTATAGATTTGATAAACTGCAAAGTAGCTTTTACCACTTCCTGGAATGCCTGTTATATATGAAATAGCCATTTTTAAATCTTTGCAATAATTAAAGAAAGTATTGAATTTCTTAAAGATAAGAAAAATTTAGTGCCAACAGCATAACCAACAGAAACAAAAACTAAAGAAACAATAGGCTTAAATAAATTTATAACATCATTTAAGGCTTGAAAAAACAAAGCAGATCCAAAAATGTCTCTTGTCAAGTTAGCAACTTCAGAACTTGTATTTTTAAAACTTAAAACATTAATAAAATCATCTATAAAACCATAAGTTTCAAGTAAAATTTTAATTACTAAGCCATAATATAGAATAGTAATAGTAAGTATAAAACCATTTATCCAAACAATAGCCCAATAAGTTACAAATTTAGTTAAAAACCATAATGCACCACTTTTTATAAATCTATATATAAAAAGTATGCCAGTAGCAATGCCAGAGATAATACTAGGTAAAGCACCAACTAAAGGTAAAGCCATTTATTTATCTCCTTTTAAAATATTTTAAATAGTGCAAAAATAACAAATCTTAAAAAAATATAAAAGAAAGTTACATAAAAAACAAGATAAGTAACGCTATTAATTTTACATATCATTTCACAAGGATTGATCTCTATTTGAATAGATTTAAAGCCTAAATTTAAAGGCTTGGAATATAAACAATTACAAGTTTTATAATTACTAATATTTACGCCTAAAGGATTTTTTAATTTAGATATTGCACTATCTAAACTACTTTTAAATTTCAATCCTTCATTTTTTATATCTTTAATAATTGTCTCAGTTGATTTTTTAATTTCAGACATTCCATCTGAAAGCTGTTTTAAAATATTTTCACCATCTTTAACCTGAAAATCTAAATCTTTTTTATCAAAATCTTCATAATCCTTACTGTCTAAAAGATCGTCTAGCCTATCTTTAATTTTTTTTAAATTTTCATTGTTGAAATCATTACCACTTGAATTGTCATCAGGCTTAGGAACTGGCGGAGTATCTGAATCATGGTCATAATCTCCACCTTTTCCATCATCTCCACCTTTTCCATCATCTCCGCCTTTTCCATCATCTCCACCTTTTCCATCATCTCCACCTTTTCCATCATCTCCGCCTTTTCCATCATCTCCGCCTTTTCCATCATCTCCGCCTTTTCCATCATCAGGCTTATTATATGGATAATAAGAAGAGCAAACATCTTCATCAGATAAAGCAATAGAGCCAGTATCACATTCCAATACACAAGAATATTTATCATCACAATAAGTTTTTTTATTAAAGGCATCATAACAATTAAGACCCAAAGAATTAGGATCATTAGTTATTACTGAATAAGTTTTTGAAGAGCCGAATAAATTTATAGCTTCTTTAAAATTACCAAAGCCACCAGATAAACAAAGGTTAACATCACACTGTTTAGTTTCAGGGTTATAAATTTCATTTTCTTGACATTCTTTTATACACTGTCTAGAGCCTAAATCTATAATATAACCTTCAGGGCATTCAGTAAGACATCTATCAACTTCTTTTACAGAATAAGCTTTTAAATTTCCAGAATAAACATCATAATAAAAATAAGCTTTATTTATATGGTCGTAAAACTTTCCACCAGCATAACCACAATTACCAACATTATAATCTTCAATTAAATCAACAACTATAAAACTTTGATTAGAATGTCGATAAGTACTAAAACATAACTGATCTGTATAGGCTTCATTGCGAGATGAAACAGATTCCCTTTTAGAACTAGTTAAATACTTATCATTTCTATCTTTTGGGGTGCAATCTGCAAAAAGATTAAAATTTAATAATATGAAAAATATAGATATAAATTTAAATATAGGTTTCATTTGTAAAGCCTTAAGGATACTATAGAAAACATTTTTACCACTTTCTAGTAAAAAGAACTAAAACTAAAAAAAGGGAAACTGTCCCTAAATTAAAATAAAAAAATAAAGAGAAAAAATAATCAAAACTTTTAACACCTGTTAAGGTTAGAGCTGTAAATTCCATTTTTTTATCTCCTTATTATTTTATTTGACTTATGAAAAGTAAAAGCATAAAAGTTAAAGTAAAACCGCATAAAATACCACTTAAAGCCATCATTTCATTATATTTATCTACGCTTAAACCTGTCATCTCTAAAATCTGCATAGAGTTCATTTATAAGCCTTATTTGTGGAATAGATCTAACACAGCATTAATAATTTTTACACTAAATAAAGCTACAATAATCACAGCTATATAACTATTAGTAAAAAGTATAAGTTTAGTTAGATCTATTCCCATAGTGCAACTCTTATCTGCCAAAAAGACCGATTACTCTTCTTACGCACCAAAAAGCACCAAGAGCACCAAGGATAATAGCTGCTCCGGACATAAATGGAGCAGGGTCAATAGATCCAGTCATTACACCAGTAGCAGGATCAACAGTTACACCAGCAGCGTTTGCACTAGATACACCAACTAAACCAGCCACAGCAAGTGTGCCAACTTTAGCTTTTGTTGATTTGAAAAAGTTTTTTAACTTATTCATATCGAACTCCTTTATTTGGATTTGAGTTTATTTTTATAAACTCTATCAAGCCTATTTTTTTAATAGGCTTTGTAGAATTTATTTAGTAGTTTTAGGTTTTTCAAATTCATTAATAAAAACTTGTAGATCAAAGTTTTCATCAATATTTACCTGAGAACAATTTTTAACGATATTTCTAACATTGTTTTTGAATTCAAAAACTGGCATTTCTTCACCTACTGGTAAAGTGATGAACTTTTTACCTACAAAATTATCAGTAAAGAATTTCCTAACTTTATCGGCTGTGAGTTTTTGATCTAAAAGATATTGCATAGGAAATTTTACATATAAGGTTTTTACTGTTGCGTTATCTTGGCTTACTTCGCCTAATTCGTTTATGCTTTGATAAGTTGATTTATATGTTGATACTAATTGAAACCAAAAGGTTTTTTTACCTTGTTCATCTATATCGTTGCTAGAATTTGCTTGAATAGGGAAAAATGTTATATATGAAAATCTTTTGAACTGATTGTCAAAACTAAAGGTTAAATTTGTGTTTTTTTCGATGTAGTTTAAAACTGCACTTGACATAGGATACTCCTTATTTTTATTTTTGATACTTTTAGATTTATTTTAAAGTAGGGCGGAGTATCCTTACCACCCTACTAAAAAGTTTAATGACTTTTTTAGGTCAATACCTTTTAAGGTATGTGCATAACTTAACGCCCCGTTATCTCCCTACAGATCTCTACTCTCTGGCGGAGTGGTCAGTTAAGGGTTAAATTTGCTTAAATTTGTTAGAATTGTGTTGAAATGATTAACAAAATTTAAGCTGATAAAAGATTACGCACAACTATTGTGCAAATCTTTAAAAAGATATTACCTAATATTTTCTTAATGTATCCTTTATCCGCATAAATATTGTGCAAAAAATTTAAAATTTAAAGATATATGCCTATGAATAGACAAGAATTAGCAAAGCTTTTAAATGTAAGTAGAAATACATTAACAAACTGGGAAAAAGAAAAACCCGAATTAATAAGATTAATTAATCAAGGTTTGGCATTAGATGAGCAAATAGAAGAAACAAAAAAATACCTTGAAAAATTAGAAAACATAAAGCAAAGAGCATTAATTTCTAAAAAGATAAATTTATAAAGGTAAAAAATGAAAAAAGTATCCATATTTTTATTATTTATAGCATTATTAAAAGCACAAGATTATAGCCTAGATGTAGGAAAAGCTGTATCCGATGGAATGAAACAAGGAATTCAACTACTAGGTAAAGAAATGCTAAATATAGCAACTGGAAACAAGCAAGTTGATGAACAAAAAGAAAAAGAAAAATTTAAAGAAAAAATTAACAAATTCGATAATTTAAAAATTGAAGGTGAATGGACTTTAACAATGGATAGGGTAATAACAAGTTTTTTAAATTATACGGCACAAGAATGGAAATTTAAATTTAAAAATGATAGATCGTTTTATATGTTTGATAAAAAACAAGATTACTTATGGAAATATGAAAACGATAATATACAATTAGAAAGAATAAATAAAACAAAATGGGATAAAAACATAGAAATCAAATTTGAAGAATATAAAGGCGATTATTGTTACAAAGTTTCATACAATGAAGCAGAAGCTACAATGTGTAAAACAAAAGGTGAAAGATTTAAAGATAAAAGTAAAGCTATAAAAATAGAAATGTATTAATTTTTTTTACTGCTTACATTAGTATATAAGGACACAAGAGCGGTGCTTTTGTTCGTGCGTCCGCAAAGCGTCCGCACTCACCCACGCACCGCACCGCCACCCTTAAATTTAAACTCAAATTTTAAAAGGTTTTATTTTAGTTTTAATAGGTTTTTTAAGTTTAGTTTTAGTTTTGATTTTAGTTTTAATATTTTTTATTTTGTTTTCTTTTTGGGCGTTCCCCTACGGGTCGGGCTTTTCGCTTGTATCTTTTTCGCTGGGGCGAAAAAGGATACCGCTACAATCCCTAACGCGGGGTCTTAGTGCTTTTTATGGTCTTATGAAAATTATAAATTTTTAAGTGAATTTATATTTTTTTAATTACGCTTGGTAGGGGCAGGCTTTATCCGTTCGTTCGCCAAGCGGGGGCGAACTCACCGCCTGCGGTGTGGCTTGTTTTTTAGGTGTCTAAAAAACTACGCCACGATTTGCGATATTGTCGCTTTGCTCCATCGCAAATCAAACACTTTTAGGAGGGAAAAGAGGGTTTTGTTTTTTAAAGTTACATAAGAAAAATAATATACAATAGATAAAAAATATTTATATGTGTAATGTTCAAGTCTCGCTGATCGCACC